CACCGTGCCCATCTGGGTGCGAGCCTCGTTTCTTGAGGCCGAATACGCTGGCTCCCCGGAATATCGGGTAGGGTAAACCCTCGTATCCTACTTCTCCACCATTGGTCATAAGCGTAATCATCGAGATTACCAGGAGGTCGTCTTTTTGACTTCCGCGGACCAATCCCTTGCACTCGTTCTTGGTATATCTGCCAGTTGGCATTGAAAACCTTGAACCTATCTGGCACCGCATGTTTTTTCACGGTGTAGATACCGAACTCCTCTTTATTGCTAACAAAGGGTATAGGGTTTTCAAATCCCATTCCTTTTAAAGCGTTTATGAGGTATGATGCATATTGGTGATAACCAATATCATTCGCATAGTTCACCCCGCCTATAAGGGAGGCAAACAGTTTGGCGTCCACGTTCCCCTTTTTGAAAAAGGGAACACGGAAGAGCAACGGCGTAACGTCGTGGCCTTCGAACGCAAACACTCCGCAAGATTCACGAAATGACTGCGATCCCGTAAAAGATTTTGATCTATTCACGGAAAAACCAAGCCGTTCCAAGATGGAGATGACAGCGTCAGTGGTACGTGTGTCCACTGCGATATCATCACCGTAAACCACCGGGGGTTCATATCTCCGTGTGAAGGGAGTATGTTGTGACCGCGCTCGATGGAAGGAATTCCTGATGAAGTTCAGGATAGACTTTCTTTCGTAGTTAGGTACCTCGGCAGACTCCATGGATCGTACAGCCATGGCAGCGTACACACAAACCGCAGTGAAAACGACACACTGAACGGGGAAGCATAATGCTGACCCCATTGGTGCGAACTTCTTCATTGGCCTGGTGTCTGGTTCCCCGGGAATCTCCACATGGGAGGTCCGAGTTGCCAAAAGATAGAACAGGTAGTCCTTCGGAAAGATCCGTTTGACTAGGTCCACACTCACGCTATCAGAAGCTGAGCTCAAGTCGATCGTGTCCGTCGAGTAGTAGATACTACCGTGACGGGCCGCATCTTGACTATTGGTTTGGTCGGCTAGATTGACAAACCTGCCGATTACACCTTTTTGCATGGAATTTACCATCCACCGCATGACTTCCTGTTGGAAGTACATAAAGGCGTTGGGCTCCATGCTAATTGTCCGACTTTTGTTTATGTCTTTCGGCACGAACTTTTGTCGGGCATAGTCACGAGAGCTATCACCCTGTGGATTATGGATCACTGGTAAGTGACCGAATCCATTCTCAGATGAGCGTCCTGGACGCTCACGCTGGAATGCGTACGCCAATCTGGGGTGTAATGACAAGTTACCCAACTTATCGTACACGTCCAGCACCCCTGGCTCAGCGACTTTACCTGGCCCAAATTTTGGGTATAGGTGGTCGATTTGCAAGGGGGGGAGTAGCACGCTAACGATGTTGCGCAAATTATCAACATCATTATCGTCTAGAACTAGCGTACGCAGCTTCTCTTCGACCTCACACCAACCGCGGAATGCGGTGGTATTGAACTCAGGATCCTCGTAGTCAAGTTTCTTGCCGAATAGCAGGAAACTCAATACGAATTTCAAAAGTTCAGGTCTTCCAGTCTTGATCCATAAATGATACTCCT